GAAACACAAGTTTTCGAACCCTAATGGCTTATACAGCATGGAGTGCTAGCGCTTCTATTTCCGTTGGTGATATTCGATCAGCGACGACTGTTCAAGCTAGTGGTCTTGTTTTTAAATGCACAACCGCAGGAACTACAGGATCAAGTGAACCCCCTTGGGGAACAGATATTGGTTCCACCGTTACAGACAATACAGTTGTTTGGCTTGCTGTTTCTAGCATTTACGAAGATATTTCTATATTTGCTCCAGATAAAATTATTGAACTATTTGAATTAACCCCACCGTCAGGCGTAAGTTTTTCGAATTATTATTTTCATAATGGATTAAAAGAAGATTACAGCGGGAACGTTGTTTTTAATTCAAAGACTTATACAGCAGCACCAATTAAGGCTGAGGGGTGGGAATTAAAGACCAGGGGAACATTGCCACGACCAAAGCTGACGATTGCAAATTTAAATGGTGCGGTAAGTTCTATGATTGATACTTTTAATGTTCAACGACCAAAAGGTGATCTCGGAGGTTGCAAATTAACAAGGATTAGAACGCTTGCTAAATATTTAGATGGTCAGACCTCTAGTGATGCTGACTGTAAATTTCCTGACCAAATTTTCTATGTTGACCGCAAAATAACCGAAACAAGAGATTACGTCGAATTTGAATTAGTTAGTAAGTTCGATTTGATAGGCATGAAAATACCAAGACGGCAAACAATCGCTAATCAATGTCAATGGATCTATAGAAGTTCTGAGTGCTCTTATACAGGAACAAATTATTTTGATAAAAATGATGCGGCTGTTACGGCTGCGGCTGATGATGTTTGTGGCAAAAGGTTAACTTCATGCAAAGCTAGATTTGGAGATTACAACCCTTTACCTTTTGGGTCATTCCCTAGTGTTGGAGAAACTCAGTGAAACTAACTACAAAGTTAAAAGAAGAAATTTTAAAACATGCTCAATCAACTCCTGAAGAAGAAGTTTGCGGTTTAGTCATTATTAGAAAAGGTCGCTATAGATATCACCCATGTAAAAACATCTCAGAAGTTCCCAGACAATGTTTCATGTTGGCCCCTGACGATTATGCAAAAGCGGAGGATATTGGAGAAATTGTAAGCGTGATTCATAGCCATCCATATGAAAACCCACAACCTTCAAAAGCTGACCGGACAGCTTGCGAGAAAGCAGGCGTCGAATGGCATATTGTCAATCCTCAAACTGAGGAGTGGGGATATTGCGAGCCGGAAGGCTTTGAACTTCCTTTAATTGGGCGTCCTTTTAATTATGGAATTATTGATTGTTATTCTTTAGTTCGAGATTGGTACAAAGCAGAATTAAACATTGAACTGCGTGATTATTTTAGAAATGGTATTTGGTGGGAGAATGGGGAGAATGTTTATGTTGATAATTTTGAGAATGAAGGATTTCATGAGGTTTCTTTAGATGAAATTAAAAGGGGTGATTTGATCATGATGCAATTAGAAGCGCCTGTCCCGAATCATTTGGCAATATGGCTTGGAACTGACCAACACATTCTTCATCACTTACAAGACAGACTTAGTTCAAGAGACTTATATGGGGGCTATTATCAAAAGAACACCGCTAAAATTATTCGCCATAACAGCCAATGAAAACAGTCAAAGTTTATGGGCCATTAAGAAAGTTTCTAGGGGGAACTCTTCGCTTTGATTTCAATAATATCCATACCCCTGCGCAGGCTATAAAAGCTTTAATCGTTAATTTCCCTGGCCTTGAAAAGTGGTTAATTGATAGTGAGAAGAACGGCATACGCTACAAGGTCACAGTTGGGAAAGAAAGAGTTACAGAAGAAGATGCATCGCCTCTACTTTCGCCTTGGAGTGAAAAAGATGTCTTAAAAATTGTTCCTGTTATCACAGGCGCAGGCCGTGGTTTTGGTCAGTTTATGGCAGGTCTTTTTTTAGTAACTTTGGCTGTATTTGTGCCCGGAATTGGGTCTACTGTTGGATGGATGGGAGCATCTTTGATGCTTGGGGGTGTTGCGCAAATGATTAGTCCAGCTCCGCCCGTTGGCCCCAAAGATCCGAACAGATTGCAATCATTTTCTTTTAGCGGGATTACAAACACATCAACTCAAGGGATGGCGATTCCTTGTGTATATGGGCGATGTTATACCGGCTCAATAGTTTTATCTGCTGGTATTGAATCTCAACCTTCTTAATACGATGAACGAAGAATTAGATCTCTATAGCCCCAATATTATTGTCGGTGCAAAGAAAGGAGGCAACCCACCGGCCCCGCCTATTGAAGAAGATGACAGCCTTTCAAGTACCCAATACGTACGATTGTTAGATCTCGTCTCGGAGGGGGAAATAGAGGAAGTAGAAGGAGGAGCGAATGGCATCTATTTAGATAAAACCTCTTTAAATAATTTCAGTGATTACACCCTTACCATCAAAACAGGTACACAAAACCAAACTTATATAACGGATCAGAAAGGTACTGAATCGACAACTTCTGTTGGAGTTGGTGTAACCGTTGCAGGTGGGGCAGTTGTTAAATCAATCACAAATTCAAACGTTGATAGGGTCTCGATAACAATACAGATACCGACTCTTCAAATTATCAAAGACAACGGTGATATCGTCGGTCATTCTGTTACATTTACTATCTCTGTTCAATACAACGGCGGTGGTTATTCTGTTGTCAAAACAGAAACTATTACAGGTAAAACATCAAATTCATATAGTAAATCTTTCACTATTGGATTATCAGGCGCTTTCCCTGTAGATATAAAAGTTACAAGATTAAGTGCAGATGAAACCTCAGCTAAAAGGCAGAATTTAACTAATTGGCATAGTTACACAACAATTATTGATGAGAAGTTTACTTATCCAAATAGTGCAATTGTGTTCATGGAGATGGACGCAAAGAATTTTAGTAATGTCCCTGCAAGGAAATATTTAGTAAAGGGGATAAAAGTAAAAATTCCTCATAATGGTACTGTTGATAATACAACTTATGTTGGTAGAGTTACTTATTCTGGAGTATTTAATGGGACATTAGGAGCTGCGACCTGGTGTAATGATCCGGCTTGGATTCTCTACGATTTATTAACATCAAGTAGATACGGGTGTGATATTGATACGTCACAGTTAGATGTTTTTGATTTTTACAATATAAGCACATATTGCAATACTTTAGTAGGCAATGGAAAAGGTGGGAATGAGCCCAGGTTCTCATGTAATTGTGTCATTAATACTAGAGATGAAGCTTATAGCGTTATTCAGGAACTAAGCAATGTTTTTAGGGGAATGGCATTTTATGGGGCAGGCTCTTTAGTCGTAAATCAAGATAAAGCTGCTGATAGCCAATATATCTTTTCACCTGCAAATGTAATTGAAGGTTCATTCACATACAGTGGTTCTTCTCATCGTTCAAGACATACAGTTTGCACTGTAGCTTGGCAATCTTATGATCATTTGGGGGATGTAAAATTTGAGCGTGTAGAAGATCAAGATGCTATTAATCAATATGGAATTATTGAAAAAGAAGTTAAGGGTTTCGGTTGTTGGTCACAAGGACAAGCTCAAAGATTAGGGCGCTGGATTCTTTTAAGTGAGAAGAGATTAAGTCAAACAATTACTTTTGGCATTTCTATTGATGCTGGTGTTGTCTTGTATCCAGGGATGGTTATTAGTGTTGCTGATCCATTGAAGGGAGGATCTAGAAGGGGCGGGAGAATTTCAAGCGCTACAACAACGGCAATCACTTTAGATACAGCGGAAGACTTAACCGTTGATATGTCTAAGTCACCTAAAATATCTGTTGTAATGCCAGATGGGTCTTTAGAACAGAAAACTATTTCTAATGTCTCTTCTAAGGTTATAACTGTTAGTTCTGCTTTTTCTGAAGCTCCTAACTCTGAATCTGTTTATATTATCGAGACTACAGATGTTAAGCCTTTAGAATATCGTGTTCTATCTGTTACTGAAGAAGACGGAAATGCTTTAGCTGTTACGGCGCTTGAATATGATGAAACAATATACAATGACGTTGATACAGAAACAGATATACAAGTCCCTGGGGTTCCAGGTTTTGACGACCCGCCAAACGCTATTACAGCCGCAACAGGTACACAGTATTATTATGAATGGGGAATTGTATTAGCATTAGGATATGACCTGAGTTGGACTCATGACCGGCTTAGGACTTGGCTATATAAAGTTAATTACAGAATTGATAATGATAACTGGACAGAGATATCAACAGTAAACCCCTCCGCAAAATTGCCAGAAATGCGGGTTGGATCTTTACAGACACAAATCACACCTTATGGGTTATTGGGGGCTAAAGGGCCAACATATGAATATAACGCAACTATTACAGAAGATACAACGGCTCCTGAAAATGTCACTGGCTTAAGTATCTCTCAAATCAATAATACAACTGGCAGATTATCGTGGGACCCAACAACTTCTCTTGATGTAAGAGTAGGGGGGAAAGTATATATCAGGCATAGTAATGATACTTCTGGAAGTGCAACTTTTGATAATAGTTCTGATCTTGTTGGTGCGGTTCCAGGGATCAGTATTGAAGCAATAGTTCCATATCTAAACGGTGAATATATGGTCAAGTTTGAAGACTTTAGTGGAAATAAAAGCGCAACAGAAGCTTCTTTGATTGTTGACGATCCTGTTGCACCTGGCCTAACTTTAATTTATGACCGTCGAGAAGATACAGACAGCCCTGCTTTCCAAGGTTCAAAAACTAATACTATCTATTATTCACCACCTAACTTTACAAGTAACCCAATTACAGGTTTAGTTTTAGATGGTGATACTAATTTTGATTCTGTAACTAGTGTCGATGCTTTAGGTTCATTTGACTTCACCACTGGAGTTATTAGTTCTGGGGAATATGCCTTTGATAATGTTTTAGACCTTGGTGGTACGTTTACGGTCCTAATTGATAGACACTTAGTTATTCAGGCATTCAATTATGCAACGGGTGCGGCTTCGACTGAGAATGTTAATGCTGTTATGTATGTCGCAACAACAACAGATGACCCTGCTAGTGGTGGCGCAACCTGGAGCAGTTGGACGATTGTAAGCTCTGGATATTTCACGGCAAGAGGATATAAATTCAAGGTGGCTTTAACTACTAGTAGCAGCACAACAAATATTTTGGTAAAAGAAATGGGTTGTAAAATTTACATGGGACAAGAAACACTTTTCCCCTTTGTTTCAGCTGCAAGTGGAACAAGTACAAAAGCTGTTAGTTTTGGAAGTCCATTTTTTGCAGGAGTAGCAGCCACGATTGGAGGTGTTAACGCTTTCCCTCCTGCGGTAGCAGTTAATGTTTATGATTTGCTAAGTGGTGAATACTCACAAGTTTCTTCTATTACAGGAACAGGATTTAATCTTGATGTTAAGAACTCTTCTAATAATCATGTCAGTAGAATGTTCACATACCAAGCTTTAGGTCTTAAGTAATACGTCGGCATAGTGTAAGCAAAAGCTAGAGCAACGCTATACTTAAAGCACCGATGAACAGATGATGTGTCGCAAAGTACTCTTTCAATAGCTAATGGAACCGGCGCGGCTGTAAGAGCTGCTCTGAATACTGCCTTACAAGCTCAAGCAACAAACCAAAGCGGGTCAAGTGCTCCTTCTACAACATACGCTTATCAATTTTGGGCTGATACGACAACGGGAACTTTAAAGATAAGGAATGGTGCTAATAATGCGTGGGTTGCGTTGTACCAATTAGATGGAACAATAACAATTGAAGACGGTAGTGCGGCATCTCCTGGACTAGCCCTAAGAACAGACCTTGATTGTGGCTTTTATAAAGCAGGGACAAATTCAATAGGGATATCAACGGCGGGAACTGCAAGATTAACAATTAGTTCAACTGGAGTTGTTACAATTCCAGGTGATTTAACGGTTCAAGGAACAACAACAACTATTGATTCAACAACTTTAAGAGTAGCAGATAAAAATATTGAGATGGGGAATGTTAGTGGGAGTCCCTCAGATTTAACGGCGGATGGAGGGGGCATAACTTTACTTGGCACGACTTCAAAAACATTCAATTGGGTTGATTCAACTGATGCTTGGACAAGTTCTGAACATATACATTTAGGAGATAGTAAAAAATTATTATTAGGCGCGTCGTCAGATTTATATCTTTACCATGATGGTTCATCAGTTGGTTATATAAATAATACAACAGGTCAATTAAAAATACAAAGTGATAACAGTATTACTTTTTCAGATTCTGGAAATAATGAAGACTTTGCAAAATTCAATGATAATGCGGCGTGTCAGTTTTTTTATGACGGTGGTACTAATCCTAAATTAGAGACAACGAGTAATGGAATTAAATTAATCGATGCTAATGATCCTCATGCTACATTAACAAGTACCCCTGTTCAATTAATTTTAGATAATAAGAGCAACCATAGTTGGGATGAAAATGAACATTGCGGGGCAATTATTTTCAAGAAAGGTTTTGCTGATGGTTCCAATACTAGTAATATTGTTGCTGCAC